AGCCATGCTTGTGCGGAGACACTCTCCGCTGCCAAGTGGAAGGAGAATCATACTCGTGCCGATTTACGACCTCGTGTCTCTTTTTGAGGCACCGTTCCACTTGTGGAACGATTCGCTCGGGAGCTGGGAACAGCACCCCGAACCGTTTGCGGTCGTAGGGAAACACCTCAACGACACATCCGACAATGGGTGGTATCCAAACCATCCATCTAGGAGTCGTCGAGATATCGGTTCTAATTGGACCGCTATCGAGACGAGTGTCGAGGAGTTTCCTGCAGGCTATATAGCTCAAGCCGTCACCAAAGGGGCGACGGAATGGGGCTATAGAGGCCCGATCGGTGTATATGACACTGATTACGGCTACACTGTTGATCTGGAAAATTCAGATCTTGATGTAGTCGGAAACAGTAGTACCGAGCTGCAACTTCTTGCAGCCGGTTCGACGGCGATAAGCCGTGTCATCCCTACAAATCCTGCGTCTGATTTGCCAACGGCCGTGGCAGAACTTCTTCGAGAAGGACTGCCTAAAGCCATTGGTGCGACGCTCATTGGTAGACGTTCAGTGTCACCCTCCGCTATTAGCGGGGAGTACCTGAACTACCAATTTGCCCTCGCACCATTCTTGGCAGATCTTCGTCGTTTCCGTGATGCCACCCGACAAGCTGAGACGCTTATACGGGAGTATCAAGAAGGAGCGGGGAAGATCTATCGACGCAGGTATGAGTATGACCCATTCTACGAGGCCCGCGAAATTCAAGTGGGCACTCGTCCCTCCAGTGATGGTTTTCTTTCAGGACCTTGTTCCACTCCTGGACTCAAGGAACGATTGAAAACTGTTTATGGAGGTTGGAATGGAACGAGACGAGATGTCATTGAGACTGAAAGGTCTCAATGGTTCAGCGGAGCCTTTACTTACCATATTAAGGTAAGTGAAGACATGCTGTCCAAGCTGGTCCGCAAAGAGAGTGAAATTCGCTCTCTTTACGGGGGGTTAACCCTTAACACAGCTTGGAATCTCCTCCCGTACTCCTGGTTCGCCGACTGGATTTCAAATGCTGGTGATGTTATTCATAACATCTCAGCGTTTGCCAGAGACGGACTTGTGATGCCTTGGGGCTACGTCATGGAAGCTTGTAACTTCCGTGTTTACCGCGAGGTAGTAGGGGCTCACTACGGTTCATCTTTACACATGAACGGTAGTTTGACCACTGCACTTCCTCCTGTGGTTTCAACCACTATAAACGTAAAGTACTTACGTAGGAGGAAGGCCACACCATACGGCTTTGGACTTAACCCTGACGAATTTACAACTCGTCAGAAGTCCATATTGGTAGCCCTTGGCTTGTCACGCTAAGGATTACCTAGCGTAACTCTTCCAGATGAAGAGTTGCGTGTGCAATACCACGGTTCAGGAAAATCCTGATCCGTAGACTGCGAGGCAACTTTCCATGCTGTCCGACCCCATCAACCTCACGGGGACGGAAGGCGCTGTTGCGCTTACTCGGATTGGTGTCGGTGACGGGTTCGCCCGTTACCGCACCGCCGATCTGCTCACCACGCTTTCCATCTCCCATGCCTACAAGACGCGGAACCGTCATTCGGTTCGCTTCGATCGTACAAAGATCGCAGCGGATCCGTTCGACGCCGACATCAACCAGGAGTACTCGTACTCGGTTTACACCGTGTTCGATATCCCCCGTTTGGGGGTCTCCGTCGCTGATGCCGCTTCGCTGTACAGCCTGATCAACAACTTCTTTGATCTGAGCAGTGCAGCGAATGTGTCCCGCATCCTGCAGGGTGAGAGCTGAGTACCAAGAAGGCCAAGCGTTCTACCTCCAAAGCCCAAAAGGCTAAGAAGGTAGCTCGTGAGGCCGCGCCAGCCACGGCTGTGACGACGATCGTTCTTTCGATTGCCTACCTGGTGATCGAAATTACGAACGTCAATCAGTCGTGTTTGCCGCTTTTGGCACTCAGCTGAGAGGGTCGGAGCAACAGCATGGCTAAGGATCCTTAATCCCCAATCCAAGAGAAAGGGGGTGGGATGAAAAGCCTAGTGTTGCTTTGGCAGCGAATGGCTGCAGATGCAGCCATTCAGTGTCGCACAAGCGCCACGCTAGACTCGGAACGAGTCATGCGTCGGTTTGAACACGAGGGTGTAGAGGTTTTAACTCTATCCCTTCCTGAAATTGGAAAAGCGTTCGAAAGTTCGCTTGACCAAGGTCAGGTATCCCACGAACTTCTGTCCTTGTGTGGACAGAAGTCAGGATTTCCTGTATTTCTACAGAATTTCCTGGGACTTGTGTTCGACCGCTGTGGCGGCCGACTGCTCGACGATCCGTCGATTGAGGCTATACAAGCTATTAGACAATTGACACTGTCTTTTAGCAAGTTAGAGCTACCTTGCAAACCTGCAAGGACTGCTCGAGCCTTTTCGGCGTACGTCGAGTGTGAGCAGTCACTTCGCGACACTGGCTTTCAGTGGAGTTCCTCACTTTTGAGGGACTTCGAGGAAGTCAGTACGTTCCTGTTTGCCGATGTTTTCTCCCGACTAGACAGAGATGTCTACGAGGGGAACATCGTTGGCAGGCACGGTCCAGGTGCGACGGCTGACAAACTTAAGGGAAACCTTAAGTGGAATCAGCTCGAATGGACCTCTCGGCTGGAGTCGGTTTTTCCCGCAAGGGAAAATCTGATTCCAAATGAGAGATACCATAGTCGCCTGGACGCCGTGAAATGGCTGGATCCCGGTTCGGAGCGACCCGTTAGGGTCATTTCCGTTCCTAAAACGTTGCGAACACCACGAATCATTGCAATTGAGCCGACTTGCATGCAATACATGCAACAAGGCTTGATGCAACGAATTGTGACTTATCTCGAACATTCTAATGTTCGCGATATGATCGGTTTTGAGGACCAAGGGCCTAACCAGCTCTTGGCTCAAGAGGGTTCCTTTAACGGATCCCTCGCTACGCTCGATTTGAGCGAAGCTTCTGATCGTGTTCACATTCGGCTCGTACAGTCGATGTTGTTTAACTATGGCCACCTCTTAGAGGCGGTCTTAGCGACAAGATCGACTAGGGCCGACGTACCTGGCCACGGGGTAATACCCTTGGTCAAGTTCGCGTCTATGGGATCAGCTCTTACTTTTCCGATGGAAGAGTGTGTCTTTTTGACATGCATCTTCTACGGAATTCAGCAAGAGCTCGGTCGGCGTCTTACCCTTAAGGAGTTTGACTCTTTTAAGGGCAGGGTGCGTGTCTACGGGGACGACATCGTCGTCCCAGTAGAATTTGTGCCAGCCGTTGTTAGCGCTTTGGAGCTATTTGGCTTCAAAGTAAACCACACAAAGTCTTTCTGGACTGGTAAGTTCAGAGAGTCGTGTGGGAAGGAATACTACGATGGACACGAAGTTACCATATTTCGTGTTCGTCGTCTATTTCCTTCGCAACGGTCAGACGCTCGCGGTGTGGCATCGTTGGTAGCCCTTCGTAATCTCGCCTATAAGGCGGGTTACTGGGGCACGGCGACGCAGTTGGAGTCCATGGTGAAACGGTTAATCCCGTTTCCCACGGTCTCTGACAACTCACCGGTGCTTGGCCGTCAATCCTTTCTTCCTTACGAGGAAGAACGGATTGATCCGGACCTACAGATCCCCTTGGTTAAGGGAGCTGTCCTCCGGCCTCGTATTCCAACTTCAAAATTGGAAAGCGAGGGTGCCTTGCTCAAGTGCCTGTCTAAGCAAGGGAGACAACCCTTCGCTGATGTCAAGCATTTGGAACGTCAGGGACGTCCCGATCGCGTCGACATAAACATCGG